TTACCCTTATCATTCAGTGGGTATGTTAGATGCTAACGCTTATGTATCTAATATTAAAGAAGAAGTTGAATCCTTAGATTAAGCATTTAAAATGCCAGAACGTGCTACTTGGGAAAAGGTAAATGCTCATAGCAACAGAACAATCAAAGCAGAGAAACTTGCCAAAACTGATCCTACGCCAGAAAATAAGCAATCTGCTAAAGATCACAGAGCTCACTTAAATAAACTAGAGGCATTACGCAATAAACAACTCAAAAATGGTACCTTAAAAACGGGGTATAGTGTAATGCACGGGGGTAATATCTCTGAGAGTTCACTGACACGTTCTGAAAAAATCGCTAGACTTAAAGAAGCTATGGAAAATGTAGCAGAGCAGTTAAAGCAGACTCGTAGGCATGTGACGCGTTCAGTCAAGGCTGTTGATGAGGATACACCTCCACCAGCAGGGGTTCAAACTACAATGCCACCACAGCCAAAGCCAGTGGTGCAAACTGCTAACCCAGTTAAACCTGCTCAGCAAGCACTAGCACCTGGACAACAAGTGTCAACTACACAGCAAGCACCAGCACCAGCTGGAACTCCCGCAGCGGCACCTCAACCTGGTCAACCGACCACTCCTGCAGCTGGTCAAGCTGGTGGAACACCAGTGGCACCGGCAACACCTGGCGATATGGTTAAAGGGTTAGTTCAAACATTAGCACAAAATCCAGCTGCAGCCAAACAGTTAGGAACAAAACTATCTACTATTAGATAATTTATGTTCATATCAGACTTATTTGATGTAAAATCTTCGCCGCCTAAGGGTAAGTTTGTATGGGAAGATTTTGAGGACTTACCAATGGAGGCAAGATTATCGCTGGCCGAGGCTTGGCTTAGTGGAAGTTCTTCTACTTTGCTAGAGTCAAATGATCCCACCAATAATGATTATTTTTTAAATATGGTTTCAGACTCTCCGAAGCTTGGTAAAAAATATATAGTGACTCTGTTGGCATTAGTAAATAATCGTGTCGTTGTTCTCCATCAACCAGAAATAGGCAAAGTTATCAAAAAAATATCTGACGCATTTACTATAGAGTTTTCCCCAGAAAAATCAGTTAACTTTCCGTATGATTCTGTTAAAAATGAAACGACCGTTAAAACATTTTTCTTTAAGAATACCTCAACATTTAACGAGTTTAGGTCACAACTTAAAATGAAGTTTGATACAGATCTTCAACCCAGTAAATCAAGGGTTAACGAAGCATCAAAACTTTCTACCAAAGAAAGAATATTACGCACTGGGATCAAAGTAGGTGACACTGTTTACATTAAAGCACCAGGGTATGAGTATGTTGTCAGAACTGCCAAGTTACTTCGTATTGGACCATCGGGGTTAGCTACGGTTAAACTCAGTGCCCCGTTGGGCGATAACTCAAATGTTCCTGATTATTTTAAGGGCGCGACCACTCTTGCAGTGCCGCCAGCCTGGCTTCATGCTGATGTTGATTCAGCTTGGCCTAAACCTGAGTGGATGAAAAGAAAAGAGCAGCATCAAGAATCGCTGCATTACTCTAGTCTATCTGACAATCAAGTAACGGAATATTGTAAAAATCTAGGAAGATCACTTAAAGATTCAGGTGTAACACATTGGAGAGATTACGACTGGAGAGGGTTGAAATATCATTGCGCAAATGTCATAACAGAATCACAACATCCAGCATTTCAAAATTCAAAACAGTTTGTGGACAGATTTAAATCATTAGATCAATTCTCAAATCTGAAAATCCAAGTTGGAAGTAAAGTGTCTATCCTAATGCTAACAATGAGTTTTGATCGTGCTGAACTATCTGGGTTCAAAACTCCTAAAACTATAACTAAGATTTATAGAGAGCCAACTGAAAATAATATTACTCAGTTTGAGTTTAACAATGATCCAGATGACATTTGGCCGCGGCAAGAGCTAGCATCATACAACGGGGAATTTATCATTCACTCATGCTTCTTTGGATCTTCAACTGATTTAGAGCAAGCAGTTACTATGCTGCTGGTCGGAGCAGGATCTGATTTGACAGTATCAGTAGATTTAACAGAAGCGCCTCATAATGAGGTCTTAGCTAAAAAATCGCAGCATTACTAAGGCCAGTTAAATACTAGACAACGCTTAGGACCGTGGTAGTTACTACCATGCAAGGCGTCGGGTGGCTACTACCCTGGGACGGCCGATTCGCTACCGGAATCCCTAAAGTGTAGCACTTTATTCACTCATACCCGTTGCGTTTGAGTAACAATTCATCTAAAATACTATTTTAAGGAAAAATATATGGCGTCAAAAATGTTCAGTGCTGATCAAAAGGCGAAGTTAAATCAACTGTTCAATGAGGGGGTTGCGACGATGCAGGAATGTGAGGATTTGATGGGCGGACTGTCAGACACTATTGCTGCTGTAGCGGAAGAGTTAGAGGTGAAGCCAGGCATTTTGAAGAAGGCACTCAAAATCGCGCAAAAATCAAAGTGGACAGACACTAACGCTGATCACGAAACTTTGACTGATATTTTGGAAACTGTTAATCGAACCTTGTGATCCAAATCATTACAGTTTTCGCTATCTGTAAGTTAAAATAGTGTATAGATGTAAGGTCTGCCGGCCACAAGCGGTGTATAAAGGGTATGTATGAGTTATGTTGACGGAATTTTGGACAAAACAAAGGATAGAGTCCACATTGTAGAACGAGACAAAGACGGAAATCGTGTCTACCGCGATTACCCCGCAGAATATGTGCTATATTATGATGACCCAAAGGGTAAGCACCAAACAATCTACCGCACACCAGTAACCAAGTTTAGCACACAGTCTAACGCAGAGTTCCGCAAGGAGATGAAGATCCACAGCAACAAGAAACTGTGGGAGCAGGATGTCAACCCAATCTTCCGCTGCTTGGAAAAAAACTATCTTGGAACAGACGCGCCCAACCTGCACCTATGCTTCATTGACATTGAGAGTGACTTTGACGAAGAGAAGGGGTATGCGCCTATTGATGATCCCTTCAACGAGATCACTGCTGTGACAGTCTACTTGGCTTGGCTGGACAAACTGATCACAGTAGCAGTTCCGCCAAAATCCTTGACATGGGAGAGCGCTTCTGCTATAGCGGAGCGGTTTGAAGACACATTCCTCTTCCATACCGAGGCTGAAATGCTCGACGCGCTTCTTGACATGATAGACGACGCCGATGTCATTTCAGGTTGGAACAGTGAAGGCTATGATATCCCATACATTGTTGGCCGTGTTGCCCGTGCGTTGGCGAAGGATGATTTGCGCAGACTGTGTCTCTGGAACCAGATGCCCAAGAGGCGAGATTTCGAGCGGTATGGCAAGAAGAGTATGACCTACGATATTGTTGGGCGTGTCCACCTTGACTACATGCAGTTGTATCGCAAATACACCTATGAGGAGCGTCACAGCTACGCACTGAACGCGATTGGTGAATACGAACTAGGTGAGCAGAAGATAGAGTATGAAGGGACGTTGGATCAGCTTTACAAGCAAGATTTTTACAAGTTCTTAGACTACAACCGTCAAGATGTGCGCCTACTAGCTAACCTTGACACCAAGCTGAAGTTTATTGACTTGGCTAACGAACTAGCTCATGACAACACTGTGCTACTGCCAACTACAATGGGCGCGGTTGCTATTACAGATCAAGCTATTATCAACGCTGCTCACAAGCAAGGGTTGGTAGTGCCAGGCAAGAAACCATACTCCAAAGAATCTGTAGACATTATGGGTGAAGATGACGATGACGGTAGAGCAGCAGGAGCGTATGTTGCTCACCCTAAAGTTGGCATTCACAAATACATTGGGGCGATTGACATCAACTCACTGTATCCCTCTACTATCCGTGCGCTGAATATGGGTCCTGAAACCATTGTTGGACAGATTCGCCCCATCATGACAGATCGCTACATTGCTGAAAAGATGAAAGACCGCCTTGTTGGTAAACGCATGATGAAGGGGCCAAGTTTTTCCGCTGCTTGGGAAGGATTGTTTGGCAGTTTAGAGTATTCCGCAGTAATGAACATGGAGCGTGGCACAGAGCTTACTATTGACTGGGAAGGAGTGGAGGAGCCGACGGTCCATACTGCTGACGAAGTTTGGAGACTTGTATTTGAAAGTGGGCAAAAATGGATGCTCAGTGCTAACGGCACTATATTCAGATACGATTTTGAAGGCATTATTCCTGGTCTGTTAGAAAACTGGTATGCTGAGCGGAAAGTATTACAAAAAAAGAAAAAAGAAGCGACTACTAAAGAAGATA